CTATCTAAATGTTCCCCAGTAACTTGTGCGCTTACCGTTCTTAGAGTTACCTGTTGCCATATATCTGCGTTTACCACTATTAGATATATAACTAATCCACACATAGCCACCGTTATGGCAAAACTTGTCATAGATGACTGATTGACCTTTCTTGTATTGTGCGACCACTTTACCATTCGTGGACGGTTTGTCACGCACATTTATCGTTTCGTTAGCTGTGAAAGTGCCTTTTTCAGCGTACCACTTGATGCCAGACGATTTAGGTTTTGATTTAGCCTTTACTACTTCTGTTGCTCCCTCAATATCTTGTGCAAGTATAGCACCGAGAAAGACGCCTTTATTTTTGATGACATATTCAGCAGTTGACTTGTCTTGCTTGTAGTTACGCTTCTCTGCTAGTTCAAAAGTACCACCTTTGACCCAATCAGGGATACGCTTCCCACCACTAGACTTAGACCATGCCCAAGCGGATTTCTTAACCTTGACAGTTTTTTTGCTAGGCGTTGGTTTAGGTTTAGGTGCAGGCGCAGGTTTGCTACTAATACCATTCGCAATATCTTTCGCAAACTGCGCTTTACTGATACCCATTTTAGCTAGATAGCCGTATGGGTCTGTGTGGCTACCACCATAATTTTGAGTGACCCACAAATGTGATTTAACTCCCTTAGTGCCTTTCCCACCAGCGTCTAGTGTTAGTGGAATACCATACTTTTTAGCAAAGTCACGAATCAACTCAATATAAATAGGATAATTTTTCTTAAACATAGCTGGGTCTGTGGCATGCTGTAATTCCACTTGCATTGGACTAAAAGGATTTGCATCCAACGCTCCGTAAGCCACAAATCCAGGTTCACCAACTAGATAAACTTTACCATCGCCGACGATAAAATGCGTATAAGCACTGTACCAATTACGCTTCATGAAAGTCGCTTCATTTAACCCTGTAGCTCTCGGATTGGCTGTTTCGTGGACGATTATATATAGGTTTTGAGCCTTGCGAGGTGAACCTTCGTTGACACCTAGCGCATATGTTTTATCTATTTTATAAGACATGTTATTCTCTCCCTCATTAAAACACACAACTTTTACAGTCATGTGTTCTTATCAGTAATATTTAATTGTGCTTATTGTTCTTTGTTATATTGCTTGTTGCTATAGCCAATCAAACCGCCTAAGAATGCCCCAAAAGCAGTAATGATAGTTACTACAATTGTAGTTGGTTCCCAATTTAAACTTGTACCTACTGCGCCCACAAAAGTGGCAAGTGACGGTACTAAATACATGACAATCCATTTCAATGTGTCGTAAGCTTTATTACTCAACATCAGTTTTCTACCCCTTTACTTCTTTTTTTATTTCTTTCAAGTCCTCTTTAACTTCTTTAATGTCATCTTTCACATCATCAAACTGCATATCTATTTGACCTAACTTCTTATCATGATCAATTACTGACTTCCGCAAGTCTTTTCTATCTTCTACAGAATCAGACACAGATTTTTCTAAGTTCTTGACCGCAATTGAAAAGGTTGCAATTGAACTAGATAATTTATAGAATGTTCCCCCTAAGCCAATGACACCTGATATTAAAGCTATAATTGTTATCATCATCTCTATTTTCAATGTGGCACGCTCTTTCTAAATAAAATAAAAAGACCAGCTTTCACTGATCTCTTCAAACTTCTTACTTTATAAAAGTTGACTTTTACAACTCGTTTATAATCTCTTCAACAATGTCATACAAATTGAAAACTTTAGGAACATCATCAATTGTTCTTAATCCTCTATCAATTAAGAACACATAACTCTTGACGATTGCACTGTTTTTTGTAAAAGTCATTACTGTCCCCCTCCTAACAATTCGCTAATTAGTGTCATCATTTCTGCTTGTCCTTCCGCTACTTGAACACGCAATTCCTCCAACTTCTCCACATTAAACGGCTCAGGAAACAAATCCTTCTTAATTTCCCCCAACACATACGCCTGCTTCTCTTCTCCGCTCAATTTCTTCCAAGTCGCTTGCTCAACTTCCAAGTAACCAGTCATTGACTTTAGTCTAAACAACGCATCGCAACTAAAAGTAATCAATGTCATTGGTGCTTGTCCTTCAAAAAATGTATCATTTTCTGATTGAATCTTAATCATTTATTTTCACTCCTCTTACTCATTTGTCATGTAAGTGATATTTATATTCAGCCAAGCCCCACTTGGTATGTTACCTACACTACTTACACCATATCTAGCAATAGTGATACCACCTTTTGGCCCTGCACTACCATTATTCACCTGTCCATAAAAGGTATTAGAACCACTACCTTGTCCAAAAAAAGGATACATATTTGCATTAGGCTTGTACCCACTGGGGCCTATTCCTAGTAGTGTAGTAGGGTCATAGCTATTCATGGAAATTTCCCTAGTGGTAGTTACTGCTCCAAAGAATTGGACTATCTTACCACTCTTTTGCATCCACAGCCTTTGACCACTGGAGTAATGGGTAAATCCACTGGCAAACCAACCATCTGGTACCTCCCAAGGGGCTTTGTCACCAGAGGTGTAAACTAGCTCCCTCCAAGTCCCAATGGAAGTATAATTACCACTAAGCCTATAAATTGCCCCTTGGCTTTGTGTATAATAAAGGATGCTAAAATCTCCTATACTGCCAATAGCACCACTCTTTGTGACCTGCAATAACCCCCATGAACTTGGCATGTTGGTTGTACCACCATTTGCTTGTGTCCAAACACTAAAACCTGGTGGAAACTGCTTCCAATACTCAAGGCTTAGAGCATCTCCTGTAGGGAGTATTCCCCTGTTATCTAAGGATCCACCTCTTATCACATTCCCATTCATGTAAAGGTCTCCCCCTACATCTAGAACACCTTGTTCATGAATCTTTCCTATACCAACCCCAATGTTCCTTCGAACTGTTAAGATTTTCTTAATAGTTCCTATACTAGTCAATCTTTGAGTGTTACCTAACCTATCCGTCAAGTTAACCCTAATATCATAAGACTTGGCAACATCATAAGATCCAGATATATTAGCTGTGACATCAAAACTTGTTCCAGTCTTATAATTATATCTATTTGTCCATGAGTTCTTGCCTTTATCAGAAGTGTCAACCCATAGATTATAGCTATTCTTTCCGTTCAGACTCGATACAGAACCTTTTGCTTTAATTTGTAGTGTTGTTCCTGCGCTAAGTCTTGCGATACTGAAACTATTTAGTTGTGGAGCGGAATAGGCATAAATGGTAACACTGACATCTTTCCATGCGCTCCACCTACCTCTAGAATCTTTAACTCTCGTGCTTAGTGTTTTTGTGCCAGTTACATTAGTTGTTCCCACAAAATACTGCCATGTTCCTGACCCTACTGTTTGAATTGAGCCATCTGGCAACTTAAATTGTCTTTGTGTTACGCTAGAACCATAAGTCCCCGCACCACCATTATTATCTATTCTTATATCAGAAACGCCTTGTATAAACTGGTTACTTGCATTCATGAGATTTCTTGAAGTTTCATTTCTGTCATAAACTGTAATTGAATCAACCTTTGGTACAACTGAACCTGGCACATTACCAGTAATGTAATATGTCTTTGTCCCTATCTTTGTATTACCACTGTAGGTGTCAAGCCAGATTGTTGCTTTCTTGCTTGTGGAATTAGGTATATTGTTCATATAGGAGTTAGGCAAAGTCCAAGTGAAACTTGTGTTGCTTCTCTTACTCATCATATTCTTTGAGCCAGCACCCCAGTTCCCGTTAATAATATGTTGGAAGCTTGAACTTGCTCTTGAAATACTAAAAGTAACACTATCTCCGTAATTCATACTTGATTTACTGATTGACATACTTGAGGCTCTAGGTATAGTAGGAAGGCCATAGGTGCCAGAAACACTACCTGTGTTAATAGGGTAAGGGGCTTTAGTTAAACTAAAGTTATACCCAATACTTTTTCTTCCGTCTGAATTATGACCAATCCACAATCCGCCTCTTGCTAATGTATGAGAAGTCTGGGTGTAAAGATTGATTAAACATGCTTTGTTGTTAACTACTTTTGAACCATTAATTGTACAGTTAATGTACGATGTTGGGTTTTCGTACCAGTTATATCCAGCAACACGATACGCATAGACTTCCCAATTAACATATGTTCTATTGTTAGTAATATCATAATTACCATGTTTAATCCTAATACCTATACCAATATTTGACATTCCTCTAGTATAAGTTGACCATGAATTTAAACCCATTAATTATCACCCCATCCATTCTAATGACAAAATATCTGGTTGATCTGGGCTAAGCTGTGTCCAAATATGTTCAGACACCTGTAAGCTACTTACAAATACCCCTTTGTCAATATACAGTAATTGGTTTGTGATATACATTACTTCAGACCCGCCTTGTATCATAGATATTTTATCGTTCGTAATTGAAAGTTTTGTTGTGCTATCTGATTGGCCAATATCAATTCTTCCATCTATAAATTGAATATATTTTTTAATCAATTTAAATTGCTCTGATGTATTTCCGTCTAGGTCATTTAGTTGGCCAGTTAAATCATTAAATGAAAATGTGAAGTCTTCTGATGTTTGTTTTAAAGCCGTTGATGTTTGTTCAACAAAGTCTCCGTAATCAGAAGATGTAACATAAGACTCTGATACCGTTGATAATATTTCGCTAGATGTTTGTTCAATTGAGCTTGTTAGCTCTTCTCTAACATTGTTGATATTATTGTTTAAAGAATCTTTTGCATCTTCAATTTGATTAAACGCATCTTCAGAAGCGGCCACCCATGGTGTAGCTTTATTCCCTGCCCCCACATACCACTCACATAAATCTAAGTAAAAATCATTCAATCTAACGCCCTGAGTGAGCAATTGGTGTGGATTGAATCTTAATAAATCTACACTTTTACCAAGATTAGGGTAGTAGAGTGTGAACTGTTGCCAATCTCTTGTGACATGGATTGACTCAGTTTGTAAATACTCATACCCACCATCATTATATTTAGCCCATTGCATCATACTAAAATCTACTTCTTGACTTGCTCTAGCTTTAAAATGAACCGCTATAGAGCCTTTATTGACTATTGAGTCTGTTAAGTTGGCAACAGGAATTGAGTTAGCTAGAGCCATTTGAGTGTGGTCTAAGGCGTACTCTGTTGAGTTAGGATAGTATGGGGTGGCGGTAGAGCCAACTTCAATCTTCATATTAGAAACCTTAACCGTCATAGTAGTAGGCACATAATTCATCCTAGACTGTATTGAAATATTAGGATTAGTCAGTGTACTACTAACAGTAGTAGGTTCACATATTATTCTTACCTTTTTTCCCAAGTAATCTGGAAGATTTATAACCATACCACCTAGAAGATTATTCCATGGAGATAAAGTTTGGTAATATAACCTACCGCTATTTCCAGAGCCAGTTACTTCTAAGTCAAAACTCATGACTAAACTAGTTGGTTTAATTTCTGAGAAAGGTTTTGTAAGGTGAAATGTGGTGTCAGTTTGATTATCCTCATTATTACCTACTATTGTGGCTGTAGCTGTAGAGTTAGCAATCAAATTCTCCCCTACACCCTCTGGAATCCAACCATTCTCAAACACTTGAGTTACACTTATATCCGTGTCATTTAAGTCTGACCAAACTCTTTGTGAAACTTGGATTTTACCAGTTGAGTCTGTAGTAAATATTTTAGGTTTGGTAATTGAAATACCATTAGTACCTGAACTAGGTTGGGCACCAACATTGTCAACAAATACATCATATGATGTCCCTCTATCTGGAGCACTAGTTGTTACTAAATACTTTGTATTTGGGGTCAGAGTTAAATTAACTGCGGACATAGAAAAGAATGATTCTTTATATTCATTTGCAATGTAATACTCATTATCAAATTCTTCTTTTATCTCCCTTTGTACTCTTAAAAAGTTTCTTGTTCCTTCTATTTGAGGTGAGAGAGAAATAGGGTTTTGGTATGGGGAGAAGTCTTCTGGGGCGGGAGAGTAAGGTGTGATTTTGCCAACTTCAACTTTTAAATTAGTAATTGATATTGTTGCATCTGATGGCAAGTCACTAACTTTAGCTTGGAATGAAGTTTTGTCAAAAGTAGCTAAACTTCCATGTGTTTGAGTAGAATAAACTCTTCTGTTAGCATTATCTGGAATTGTAAATACTTCTGTAAATCTATACCAAGGATTATTGGTTTCAAATAGAACTGTTGCACCTGCGGCATTGCCAGATGTTACTTTTAAATCATAGCTAACATACAGAGTTGTACTAGGTAAGTCAGAAAATTTTGTTACTAAATTCCAACTGCTATATTTATTACTACCAGCTCCACCGCCTGAGATAGAAACTTCTTTAGAGCTATCTTTTACATAGTTCCTACCACTCAACTCATTCACATATGGGGTGGCAGTTGAACCAAGTTCAAGTTTTACCTCTTTATAGGATATTCCGCTTGAAGTAGTTCCATCATTTTTCTTAATGTTTACTCTTGCGGTAACTGCATCTGATGGTGTTGTAAATGTTTGGGTAACATATCCGCTAAAACCAGCTAATTTATAGTTAGCTACAGCGTCTAAAATTCTAGTTCCAGCCGCATTATACAAATTAATTCTAATGTCTCTTGCTGGAGTCCCTGTAATGTTTTCTATCCACGCACTTAGTGTGTATGTCTTATTTGGCTCTACTTGAACTGAATCATAAATATAGTTATCCCATGAAATATCATTTGTCCTAGTAGTAATCTCACTACTTGTACCCAACAATAGGTTCCCACCACTATTCCATCCATAAACATTTGCACCTGTGATAGGGCTTGTTGAGTCCTCAGAGAGAAGGGTTTGGGAGTTTAGGAGAAGGTTTCTGGTTGAAGGGGTAAGAGAAGTTATTTTGTCATCTGTAACATTAGCAATACGATTCAACAAATCAGTACGGGCTGTATAATAATCGCTAAATTTCTTTTTCAGCTCTGCACGATTAACACTTGTCGTTGAAGTCATATTGGATAAGATTGATGACATATAGGTTGTAAGAGATGCCATAGCAGTGGTATAGTTTGTTGAGTTTAGGTTATATTTATCCGCTTGAGCTTTGTCTATAGCGTAATTTGAATTGATTGTGTCTATTTCTTTTGCAAGAGATTGCTTCTCAATTGGTGAAATATTGTTATCTTTTGTGAGCGTGTCAATATTTTCGTTGGCTGTTTTTTGACCGTTAAATGCATTATTAGCAACTGTTCTAGCGTCTGAAGCTGCTTTAGCTGCATTAATAGCGGTTTGGTCTGTGACAATGACCCATTCAGAACCATTCCAACGCTTAGGTTTGTTGCCATCCACCTCGGAAATGTAGAGGACATTACCGTTTTGGTTTTCTGGTTTGTTGGCATCAGCAGATGTGTAAATGACTTTGCCTTTAGAATTAGCTAGATTAGTTGCTGCAACAGCTTTATCATCTGTGGTTTTGAGGGAAGTTTTAGTGGCATAAGTTGAAGACACTGTTTGTTTGAAGCCATCGACGGTTTGAGAAAGTTGAGAGAGTTTTTTGGTTTGGTCTTGAACAACTGTGTCAACGCCTGATAATTCTGTTTGGGTTGCATAGGTGGATGCGACAGTAGTTTTAAAGCCGCTTAAATCTTGCGATAAAGAAGTCACCTTTTTCGTTTGTGCATCTAGATTATCTTTTGTTGCATAGGTTTCTTGTACTGTCGTTTTAAAGCTATCTGAGTCTTGTTCTAGTTGCGTAATTTTGCCTGTTGTGCCTTCTAAATCATCTTGTAAGTTTGCAACAGTAGTTTTGAAACCAGCTGAATCTTGCTTGAGTTGTGTTATATCTTGTCCGTTATCATTGACCTTAGTCACTAATGAAGTAATAGACCCACTTTGCTCATCAACAATGTGTTGTACTGTGTTGACATCTGTTCTTAAACCGTCAACTTCTTCATACCTAATATTAGCTTCATCAGTAACTTCTTTGACTTCTTTCGCAATTCGTTCCGATTCTTTTCGTGCATCTTCCAAGGCTTTTGCTAGTGCAGTACCTTCGGCATTCGGGAATGCGTTAACCTCTATAGGTTGTGTCGGAACAATTTTAACCCAATTTTCAGTCTCTGGATCATAAATTCGAGGTATATCAACACCAGTTCCTTCACTGTTAGATGTATCAATCCAAATTACATTAATCGTTTTTTCTGGTGCTGTTGCTTGTGCTAAGTACTCAGCTTTTAGATCTACATCTTTTTGCATATTAGCAACTTTATCTTTAAGTGTATTAGCTAAGTCTTGTAAGTCGCTACTAATTCGACCCTCTTGAATCAGATAATCGCCCAATGTTGCTTCAGCATTTTCGATTGTATAGTCATATTTAAGTTCTAATACCCTTGCAGATAAATACAATGTGCGTTGTTCATCTACTAATTTAATAGTGTCACCAATTTTAACTAAAGCTGGAAAGTGAACAATTTCAACTTTATAGTTAACTGCTGGCTCACAACGCTTTTTCAAATCAGACAATGCACTCTTTAATATCTGTGCTTGTGACTTGCTTTCATATTTAACATAGCGTTGGATGTGATGATGTAAAGGGTTAGGATTTTCGTTAGATAATAAACGAGACCATAATTTCACTGATTGTGTATCTCTTAAAATGCCATCTGCATTAAGCGTGAATCGACCATCTGGATCAGTCCACTTATAGCCTTTTAATGTGACATTCTTTTTAGTCTTTTCATCTTCTCCACCAATAGCTTTAATAGATGTGCATAAATCATAGATGTCTGTTGTAGTGATAATCTTTTCAATTTCTTTATTGACATAAAGCGTTACATTGTCATCTGTACCTCTTTTGCGATAGATATTAATATATCTATGAACAACATCTAAGCCACTCACATCAAATGAGAAGTCTAATTCAACATCAAAACCTTTAGCAACTGATAAGATTCTGCTTAATGCAGTACCATCACTTTCCCAACCTGTCAATTTTCTGCTTAGGTTTGAAGCTTCATTTCTACCAATTTCCCAGCCACTATCCCAAGTGTATTTGTTAATATATTCAGCAATTGTATACGCCTTATCTGGTTTATCTTCTGCTACAACTTCATTAATTAAGTCGATACCTGCATCGTGACCTGCGATGTCAATTGTGCAACCAACTGGATCAATCTCTTGCGATTCGATTGTGATAAATACTGATTGATTTTGTATATCTTTATATAGAATATAATTACCAACTTTAGACATTTCATCAGCTTTGTTCCAGTTTTCAATTGTTCTTTTATTTTCATCAATCGTTATTGTTCCTGTGAATGATCTTGCTGCTTCTTCGATAGATTGAACATCTTGAACATCTTCAAAATAAATTGGAGTATCGTTAGTTGTTGCTATGATGCTAATCAGATTAAACTTGCGATCTGTTAAGTAAAAATTAGTCATGTTTAACTCCTTTCAAAAAAAATACATATAAAAAAGAGAGGCAAAAACCTCTCCCAAAACAATCATAAAATTATGTCCAATGTTCTTCATATTCGACTGAAACAGAAGGTATTTCCGCCCAATCAGATTGAACAATTTGATACTGTGTCTTACCTGGCTTCATTGCAAAAGTTTCCCATTCGTTATCAATCGAGTGATAGCGACTATCTAAAGCTTCTACATCGTTTAGATACAACTTGCGTTCTTTCGTATCAATCGTTAACTCATCACCATCTTGATAGATGTTCTTAATGTCGTTCCAGTATGGTGTGTTAATCCATGTGAACTTTGCATCAGTAAACCGCATTCGAACAGGTTCAGACTTCTGATAACGCATCATGTAAGCAAAAACATTTGTAATAGCAAAGTCTTTATAATCATCACTTGTAAATGTCTTAGTGAAGATAGCGCCTTTTTTTAGATTAACACCATTCTTCAAACTATCAATTTGACCTAATTGCCAAGTGATAGATGCGCCTTTACGGATAATTTTAAGTTCAAAAAATGACCCATCAAACTTCTTCAAATCTAAATCATATGAGCGTCCTCCAACAATATCAAAGATATGACATTCTACAATAAGTTGTCGTTTAGTCGTTGATGAGTCTCGCATCACAAAGCCAAATCCATGTTTGCTATCAGAGTTTAAAGCAAACTCTACCCGACCTCTTTGTTTGTTTGAAGTCTTACCCCAAAAGCTAAAACGATGCGTAAACTCAAAGTCGCCAGTTCGTACACCATTTGTATTAGTTCCAATAGGTACTTTATAGGATGGCCCATTCCATCTTTTGACAGAGGAGTCACTGAAAACTGGTGCAGCGGTATCTGGTTCATCATAGTTAAAGCTACCAGTTTGGACATTTGGGTCTCCACCTGCATAGGTTGGATAGGATGTAATACCTTGATTTGGAACTGCGTTAGGTGGCAAAGTATTATAATAACTTGCATACAATACTCTGTTTGACCTCACTGCATCATTTCCGTCTAGTTCTTCTGGATTACCAAATTGTAAGACTCCGCCTTCGGAATTAACAACAGTAAACACACCATTTTCACCGTTCATTTTTGCACGAATAATAGGATAAGTTGTAGTTGTACCTTTGTTATCTGCTTCAATTAGCGTTTGATCTTCAAAGTTAGCTATAGTCTTAGTTTTAATTGATCTAGCGATGCCATCTTCAATCAGCCATTCTATTTCACCACTTGCACGCTCTTCAGATTCATCTAAATCAATTTTGAGTGGTGTAGCTAAATAGTATTTATCTGGTTCATCACTAAAGATCAGTTCTTTAGGTTCGTCAACATTTAATAGATATGCTAATGTTCTACGCTTTTTACTATTGAAGTTGTAAATGATAAAAGGCATTGTAATAACTTTATCCGCATCAAGATGTCCAACGCCTCTTTTAAAGCCACTGATAACACTTAAAACAGAAGTAAGATCATAGCCATCAAACAAAACTTGTAATTTTTTCATTATGCTAATCCCCTGCCTCTATTTTTTTGAAATTCGTTTTTGTCATTTTCTTTTTTGATGTCTGGTGCTAATTCTTTAGCGACTATCTTTTTATTCATGACAATTGTTGTATCTTTATCTTTAATTTCTCTTAATAGCTTAATCATCTCTAAGAATGCTGCATTTTGCGTTTCGTTTTCAGCTTTAACTGCTGCTTGAACATAAGCCATCAAATCAGATAGTGGTGCTACTGCTTCTTTACCAGCTTCACCACCAACCATTAATGAGTTTCCGTTTTGCCCAAAGACAGTAGGTTTGGTTAAAATACCACCGTTTGCAAAGAAGTCAACGGATAATTTTGGTACTCCTTCTTCAAGCCACTTCAAAGGGTTCATGGAACCGCTAATGCTAAATCTCGGCATTGGGATATGTGGCCATGTTATTTTAAAATCAAACAAACCTTTAATTGTGTCAATTGCCGTTCTTACAATATCTTTAGCTTTGTTGATTGGCTTTTCAATTGCATCTCTAACTGAGTTCCACACTCTTGAAGTGGTAGATTTAACATCTTCCCAAACCCCAGATATTTTTGTTTTAATGCTATTTACAACCTCTGTGACTTTGTTCTTAGCATTCGTAATTGCATCTGTAATTGATGTTTTTATATTGTTCCAAATCGTTGTAGCGGTTGTAGATATACTATTCCAAATACCACTGATATAGTTCTTAGCAGAGTCCCAAAGTCCTTGTATCGTTGTGATACAACTTGTAACAAAATTAGAGATTGCTAAAGTTATAGCACTCCAAATTTCGCCTGCTTTAGTAGAAATACTATCCCAAAGTTGACTTAGCCAATCTTTGAAAATTTGCCACTTCTCAGAAAGCCAATCGGTTATGGCACCCCAGTTCATTATTGCAATAACGATTAATGAAATAACAGCTATAATAGCGACTATTATCGCAATCATCGGTAATAACGCTATATTTAAAGCAGTTTGTGCTAACGCAAAAGCTGCTATTATAGGTATTAATGCTAGAACTAATGCTGTGACAATAACTATAACAGTCATTATTTGTTTAACAACTGGGTCTAAATTAGTAAACCAATCAACTAAACTTTGAATGAATGGTATTAAAGCCTGTATAGCTTCAGAAAACATGTTCAGTGCTTCATCGCCTATTGCTGCCATGAATTGATCTATTGTACTTTTTAGATTGCCCATGACATTTTCATATCCATCTGATTCTCTTGCTGCTTGACCAGTAACTTCTGCTTTTTGTTGCATATCACTAATATAGTTTGTTCTTAAACTTTGCTTTTCAGCCTCAGTCATTTTTTCATATTCTTTACCAGATTTATTAGCGGCTTTACCAGCGTTGTCTAACGCATATTGACTTAATCCGTTTGCACTTGCAAAAATACCTACGCCCTCAGCTGCGGATAAGTTACCTTTAATAAAAGACTGAATTGATCCTTGTGCATCTTCTAGTGATGTATCATAGAACGCTGCCGCATCAGCACTAGATGTTAATGCTTGTTCTGCTAAACTCATAGCTTCTTCTTGTGACACACCCAAAGACATCAATTGTGAGCTGATAGCAGCATAACCTGGTTTTAGTCGCTCTGGTAGTATACCCATCGTTTCGCCCATGCCTTCAACGCTTTTATTAGCGGCATCTTCCATATCTCCGAATACCTGCGTGAACTGAGCTTTGTTTGCTCTAACCGTTGCCGCTGCCTCAATAGATTTACCACCAATTTCAAATATTTTATCTGAAATTGCTCCAGCCTTCTCGGCTAATTGATTAAACGCATCCGATTGTGCGATTTCGACAAGTTGATTAACTTTCTCCTTTGAATCTAGAGATTGATCGCCTAATTCTTCGATTTCTTGTTTAACAACATCAATAGAATCTCCGTCATCAATTTTATCTAATGCGTTTTTAAGTTGATTAATATCGCCGTCTTGACCAATAGCAGAACGACCAATTTTGTTAATCGCTTGCTCTAATTGATCGCTTGAAGCAGTGCCATCTTTGATTGCATTAGTTAAACGAGTTCCTAGAATATCGCTAAAATCATCAACACTCGTACCAGTTGCATCAAACAATGTTTGCAAGCGTTGTGTGTTTTTATCAAACCTGTCTTGTTCTGTCTGCGTTTTATTTAACTGACTTTGATATGAGCGTAAAGAACCTTCAGTTTCAGCTATCTCTCTTTCAAATGCTCTATACTGTCCTTCATCAATCTCGCCTTTTGCAAATTGTGAAGCTACTTGCGATTGAGCATCTTTTAACGCATTTAATTTTGTTTTAGTATTCTCAATTGCCTCTGACAATATTTTTTGTTTCTGAGCTGCTAAATCTTGATTTTTCGGATCAAATTTAAGTAATTTATTAACATCTTTTAACTCTCGATTTAGATTTACAGAAACATCATTGACACTTTTTAAAGCTTTTTGAAGGCCAGAGGCATTCCCGTTAATTTCAATCTCTATACCACGAATTCTCCCTGCCACTAGCTTATATACCTCCTTTCTTTTTCAATACTTTGCTCATAATCATCTAAATATAACCAGTAAAGTTTTTCATTAGTTATAGGATGTCTACCAGCAGATGCTGTTTTTCCAATACAATTGTTATATATACAATTTGGATTTTTTAAACCACAAAAAAGAGAGGCAACCTTAATCGATTTAAATACCTCTCCAGTATTTAAACAAATAACTTCGCTTCTCTTGTAAGTTTTATATTTTATATGTTTATCATAATCTTCAAGATATACCCAGTGTAATTTCTCCCCGCTTTTTAATTTCCCACAATAATTCCTTTTTCCAGAACATACCATGCTAATTTTTAAATAAGAACGAATATTATAGAACTCGCCAGCCTCTTTCATAGTGTTAAAAACTTTACCAGTATTTGTACAAACTACTTTTCTAGACCTAATATTATTAGTCCCAGAGAATCTATCAGACATATTTTTGCGTCGTGAATCATTGTTTTCCCATGCTTTTTTAGAATTTTTACTATATCTTTTTAAACTTTCTTCAGAATTGGCAACTTCACGCATTCTTTCAATCACAGAGGTTCTATATGTTTCATCTTCCCATCTTTTAGTCGAAGCTTCAGATATTACCTTTTTTACCTCTGGTTTACTATTATTAATTTTTGATATAATTCTTAACTTTTCTTTTGTTTCTTCTGATAGTTTTTTATTACCTTCACCGCCGCTCTGAAAATTATATGTTCCATATAAATTAATATAGTATCTTTCTTTCTCATCTATATTTTTAATTTCAGTTTCTTCTAATACTAAGAACTCAAAGTTTTCTTTTCCATATTTATTCCATGAATTTTGCAAATATTTATTAAAGTGTTTATTGTGATTTAATTCATATTTATGTTCTAAAAACCTTCGGCGTGGTGGTCTTATTGTTTGACCGATATAAGATTTGTTATTTTTTTTGTTTTTTATCTGATAAACATATGCTATCCTATTTTGATCTAGTTCGGAAATTTTGACTGAACTCATCTAATCACTCCTTTCATCAAAAATAAAGAGCCATAGAATCGCATTCTAAGGCTCTTAAATGTATAGCTATTCAGTTTTATTATTTATCTTTTGCGAGAATGCTCATGAGAGTAATTAGAAAGCATTAAAATCGGCTTGATTTGCTTTTCTAGCTTGCGATTGCTTTTCAATTGGCTTACCGTTTTCATCGACTGCGTTGTTATCTATCCATTCTTGTATATGGTCTAAACATTGACCGATGTTCATATCTTCGATTTCTTCATAGGTTAAACCGCATTGACGACAGATATAATAGAATGATTCTTCTGTAAACGGCTCATCACTACCGCTTACTTCGTTAACTTTTTTTTTGATTGTATCGAGCTTTCTAGTAATTCAGTAATTTGAGGGAATACATCCGCAAGTGGCATAGCTTCAAATTCATCAAGCCATTCATCTGGCTCTGGTATTGTCTTGTCTGCTGTTTTTGCTAATACCCACACAAAATTGTACATCGGTTCAAAGTCTAAGTGATCTAAGTCTTCAAATGAAACAGTGTTTAAATCAAATTGTCCATCATTTTCGGCTGTTCGATTAAAGACTTTAGCAAGCTTCATTAACTCTGCAAAATAATCTTTTCTAAATTGCGCCTTATATCTACGAGGTGTGCCAGCAGTAGATTTTAACTTAACTGGCTTATCATCAATATAGATTGTTTTTTCCATTTTTGCTCATTCCTTTTGATTGTTTTGTCATATAATAAAAGAGTGACATAAGCCACTCTTAAAAAACCTAAAAATTATCCCTCAGCAGGTGCTTGACCTTTGACATAAACTTGTTTGAACCAGTCTAAGTATTTAGCTGATTGTTCAGTTGTCGTTTGTGTTTTAACAAGTTTGCTTTCTCCCAGATCCAATTGTTTAGCTTTGAAAGTCATTTCAACGCCTTCAATATCCTTACCAGTTTTTGAACCTAGCTTTGCACGACTAGGAATACAGTAGTAAACTAGATGTCTAGTTTTATTAACATCTCCATCAAATTGGAACAGCAATGCAAACGGTGACATCTTAGCATCTGCGATTTCTGTGATTGTTCCATCTTCTGCGTCATCTAACTCACCCAAGATGTCTGCTCTGAACGCATATGATAAGTTAGCAAGTGTTAATGTTCCGCTATACCCTTGATTTTCGCTTTCAGCAAAAAATGATGCATCATCATCTGCTGAGAACTGAATATCGTTGGATTCTGGTTCGAGTGATAATTCAACTGCGCCTTTCATCGCAACGGGCGTTGCGTAAACTGGTGCGCCTGTTTCATCAAACGACAATTTTGCGTAATGCGCATTTTTAAGACCGTAAACGACTTTGTTTTCTCTATTAGCCATTATTTTTTCTCCTTTTATTCATTTGTAATTTTTGCATTTAAAAATTCTTCATCAAGCGGTGATGCTTTCCATTCGCTTAATTCAGAACCCCATTCAGCCTGAATGTTTTTAATACTATCGCTTGTTTGTCTTCTTAAACTAAAAATTACATATTTTGACTTTCTTGACAGTTGTATTGTTTTATCAGAGAAAATAATTTCATATGATATATATGAATCTTCATTATCCTCACTATAGAAATATATATATGATGATTCTGATATTTTCATGCTTAATTCTGAAACATCATCTGGAATTTTTATAAAATCACTCACAACATCTGTTGCAGTGTCGTATAAATCTATTTCTCCAGTTTGGCTACTTACATAACCTGTTCTATTTATTGAAGCCCAATACAATGGTGCTAATAAGTTTTCACCTTTCACATAACCATGCGGTTCTTCAATTTTTTCAAGTTTAGATAACAGTTCCAACATTTGAATTGTTGAACTATCAATTTTAGATTGAATCATTTCTTCTTTTTCACTTAGTGATTTATCCATAAAATTCTTCAAAGCATTGTATGAAATTGTTGTATATCTTTCTTTATTTAACTTATTTATTTTTTCAACAATCTCATTAAATTTAGAAAAATCATAAGTCATTTTTATAGACGGATTAATAACAATCTCATATATGATTTCAAACATATCTTCTGATTCGATATAAGATTCATAATTATCATATTCAATGTTATTTTCAATTAAAATTTGTTCTAATTTATCTTCTAAAGCAATATCTTTTTCATCTGTATAAAGCTCTACGACAACATTCTTAACTGGATAATAGTTAAAATTATCAGCTTTGATTGTGCCGTCATTATCTTCTTCATAAAACAAAATATAAGGAGGACTAGGTGCTTGACCCTCTTTAAAAGCTCGATATTGAACTGTTAAATCAGTTTGTTCTAGTAATTTTCTCAAATCTATTAGATTCACTTCTGCACCCTCCTCGATATATTATTTTCTAAGTCTTTAATTACCATTTGTTCAACTGGCGCAATATGTGGTATAGCTTTTGTTCTACCACCATTTCGTTTAGCGTGACCTTTTTCAAGCAAGTGTGTTAATCCAGCTTTTGTGTTATGGACTGAATAGCCATCCTTAATTTTAGTCTTGCGCCATGATTTAGCATATTTGCCAGTGCGCTTTGGACTATTAGACTTTAATTCTGCTACTGCTTCATTTGCTACATTCTCAATTTCGTCTTCAACTATTTCTTCGACTTCTTCGCTATAATCTTCAAGCGCTTCTAAAATTTGTTTCGCTAAATCATCCATCATTTATTGCCCACTTTTTGTTTAAGAGTTAACTCTAAATGCTCGTTATCAACTTTATATTGTTTGATAACTGAATATTGTTCGCCCTCAATTTTCAAGATTTTTTCATTGCCATATTCGAACGGATGTATAACGATTAATCGACTTACTTCGATGTTAGCTTGACCTGCGAAATAATATTCTGAACGAGAGATAGGTAATTCTTTAGCAAAGATTTCTATGTCTTTGTAAAGTGGAACTTTATCGCCAACTTTGTTTTCTGTATAACCGTCTTGATGTAATAAAGTAACTTCTAAATCAAACATGACTACCACCAAATTTCACGATAAGATTACGCAATCTGTATTCTAAGTTTCGAGGTAATACACCACCACCTCTATTTTCGTAACGGAATACAGACATGTCACATACAAACATGACATGTGCAGAATTAGTAGCATCTAGTACAATACCTTTTTCTTGTTCTAATTCATCAATGACTGATTTGATTGTATGAGTTAACAGTTCATCACGCACAGTTGTTTTGTATCCCAAAGTAGCTTTGACGAGTGCTAAAATATCTTCAACTTTCATCTTCAACCACCTCAATTAAAGGTTGGCTTCTAAGATTTTCATCAGATAACAATTCTTCAATTCTAGCTTTTCTAGTTCTGCCTTTAACAGGATATTTGTCATCTTTTCTATAAATGTGTTTTGTTTCTTTGTCTGTAAAATCTACTAGTACTTTATATTTCAAAGTGTTAACCTCCTTCTATAAAAAATAAGAAGGGGCTAAACCCCTTCAGAAATTATCAGGCTTCGGCAGGTGCATCAAGTGTTACAACTGCAAATGCTTCTGGTTTAACAGCTTTACCGTCGTAACGACCCACACCTTTAAAGACTGTTTGGTCTTCAACAAATTTAACATCAGTAGAAGATTCAATACGGATTGCAGAGCGTTGAGCTAACAAGAATTGTTTGAAATCTCCTAAAACAACTTGGTTGTCATCAGCATATGCACTAAGTACAACTCTAAATGGTAATGCGAATGAACCAGTTGCCACACCGTTAGCAGCGACTGCTAAGGTTTGAGGAACGATTTTAGAGTAGTAAGTTGCACGATTCATAACAGCAATAACTTCTCCACCTGTGCCGTCTGTGTCAACCAATGCTAATTTAGCAATTAAATCAGCAATCTTACCGTTTGAGCTTACTTTGTTTTCTGTTTTAGCAGAAGTTACAACTCCAACTGGCTGTTTCTTCGTTGTGCCTTCACCTTTTAAAATTGCTTTATCTAAAGCTTTGGCAATTGCTTTTGCGATGCGGTCTTCAACATATGAAGCTAAGTTAATCAAAGCATCTTCAATGATTGAGTTAGGAACTGGAACAAATCCGCCTAAGCTATATCCATCTAATTCAACACCATCTAACTTATCTTCGATTTCTTTCAAAGCACCAGTCATTTCAGTCCAAATTGCTTCTGGAATGTCACCAGCAATTATTGCACGACCAGTTCCGTTTAAGGTTTCAACTGTAACTTCGTTAATTAAAACAGAGTAGTCACCCAATTTAGATTCAATGCGGTCTAAAACAACTTGTGGAATAACTTTTTCTTCCCCAGTTAAAGAGCGTTTTTCAGTCATAGCTGAGTTAATATTTTGATAAAATGAACGAACTTCCTCAACTTGTAATGATTCACGAATGCTCATTACACCTGCATCACGAGTATTAATTTTTTTAGTCATTTGTCTTTCTTCTCCTTCTTCTTCATCTTCTTTTGCTTTTGGTTGATCTTCTTCAATGTCTGCTAATTCTGCTTCTAACTCAGCTTTTTCTTTTTCTAAATCAGCAATAGCTTTAGCATTTTCATCTAATTTCTTTTCTAACTCATCAGCAGAATCTTCAACAACTTTCATATCTTCGTCTGTTTCAGCTTCATCAACTGCTTTAGCTACTTCTGCTTCATCAGCCCTTAATTGAGTTTCTGCTTCTCTCAAAGCTTCAATTTTGCTTGAGCGTTCAGAAATCTTCTTGGCCAAAATCAATTTTCTTAATGCCATTTGTTTATTCTCTCCTTTATTTTCGCTTTTCGTTGTTCTAACTGTCTTTGCTCAATTTGCTTAACTTGTTGTGAACGGGCGCTTACTGCTGTATCTTCGTAAGCTGGAAATGTTACAACTGATACTTCAAATAATTGAATCTTTCTTATTGTCCATTTCACACCATCTTCACGCTGTTCGTAATCTTCTTCTAAAATGTCAAAGCCAAATGAACATTGGTCTATATCGCCTCGTTTTACTCGTTCATACAAATTAACTGCATCAGTATCATTTTGATTAATAGATATTTCTCCGTACAAACCTTTTTCATCAACAGATAATTCTAGTGTGTTAGATTTAGTTCTACCTAAAACCTTAGCGGTATCATGATCTGCTAACGCACGAACATCAGACAAATCAACATCTGCCAATGCTTCTGGTGCAACCTCTTCAAACATTCCCTCAGCAAGTTTTGTTTCAGAATTAAAGACAATAAAATAACCACTGATTTTAAATTCATCACTGGCTTCATCTCTTGTATTCAATTTTCCGATTGATCTAAATTGGTGGGTGAGTCTTTCATTTTGCATTTACTCACCACCTTTCAAATCTTCATTTTCATCTTGTACTAGCTTTTTCTGTTTACTTACATCAGCTTGTTGTATGAAGTTTTCTAAAACTAGCAAATCATCCATTTCATCGTCAGGCGGTAATGATAGCCAATTTCTTAGTTCATTTCTTCGCATAGCGTTTACTTTAACTAGTGCTGTACCGCTATTAACTAAGTCAGTCAGTGAATAGTTGTATAAGCTACGAGCGTTAAAGTTAAAATACATGTCATCTTCAACGATTAAATTATTAAGTGTTTGTTGAATGACTTGTGCAATGCTCATAATTTTTGTATTAATGAAATTGTTCCATTCATCTTTTGTGTAGCTTCCTACGCCTAGCACAAAAGGTGGAATACCTAGAATAGTTGCGACTGTTTGTTTATCAATTTTGACTGCATCATTTAATGCTAAGTCAGTTAATGTTAGAGGTTTGATTTGCTCTAGCCTCAACATGCCATCTGGCAACATCAAAGGCGCATTAGGATTTGATCGCTTCATATATTTGTCTTCTAGCTTTTGTCGTTCTTCTTCAGTTAAGTCCGCATCACTATCAACATAAATTGCTAATGATGGTTTATAATTTGACGACATAAAAGATCGTTTAGTTTTAGATGCTTGTTTTAAATTATGCGTAACATCAGATAAACTAACTCTATAACCTGTGCCTAAAAATGGACGGTTTTCATCGGGGTTAATTGCAAAATGCAAAACATCCGATGGTTTGTATTGCTTACTTTCATAATCAATCACATAGTTAAAATTTTGATTCACATCATAGATAAATCTAACTTTTGAAGATGCTAATGGTCTGAGTTCAACTACTTTGCCATTTCTTGAAATAGGTAATACAACTGCGTTGCCATCGCCAATTAACAATGTTTTGACTATCCAAAACACAAAATTTTTTCTCGATTGATAAGAATTAGGCTTAATATCTACCAACTTAGACAAGTCATTTTTAACTCTCACATCACCCTTTTCAGAGTTTTGCATCAGTTGTATTGTCATATTACTAACCAAATCAGCTATCTGATTAACTGCCGTTTGAACTTCTGGATTGTCTGCTAATCTTGTATAACCGCCAACTAGTAAATCTTCTGCATCTTGCGTTAAAAAATAGCCAATCTTATTAGATTGACTTTCTTCTGTGTTTCTCTTATTAAAATTAAAAATTCCCATTAATTTTTTGTTCACCGCCTTTTTAGCCTGCGTTGTTTATAGCTGACTTGTTTTTAGCTTTCTTTTCGCTACCTTCTAAGCTTGCACAACATGCAAAGACTGAAGCATCAAACAAGTCAATCCGTTGATTTGGTAGCACTTTTTCAAATTGAATCATGTCATCAGTTTTTTCTATTGCTTTAACATTTGAAACGCAATATTCATAAGCTCTGCTATGCAAATAATAGAACTCTGCTAATTTTGTCTTTTGTTCAATATGCCTAAATCCTTCGCTTTTACGATAAAAATATTGTGGCGCATCAGCCATTTTAAATTTAGCTTGCTTCATTTTTAAAAAGAACTCTCGACCAAATTTCTTGTCGAAATGGACTTCTTTAATTTTGAAGCCTAATTTGCGCATATCAGTAAACCATTTAACGATGTCATCGAACAGTACAGTTTGTGTATTCGATAGTGTTGCCCAGTTTTCTTCTTCCCACTCGAATAAAGGGATATTATCTTGCTCTGCTTTTTCAATCGCTTTTGCACGAGGGAAAAACGCATGGGTTATAACAATATCAATATCTTTTGTAACTTTTTGACCGTCGATATTGTAGGTATAATTCTTTAACACTCCGTATAACGCTGCGGCTGTTAAGTCATGTAACTTAGATAAGTCAGCACCGCCATACCAAATTATTGGTAGCTTAGCTAATTCTTCTAATGTCCAATTGAAATTGCTGTCTGAATACTTAAATTCATCAATGTCAAAATAAGCATTGTCAGCAGTTGTAAATATGTTTAATGTCTTGTTTAAGAATTCATTTTTAAGTTGAGGCTCGTTCATTGCTTGTCTTGCATCTGCAACTAATTCTTTTAGTGTGGTTGTTACATTCAATGATGGGGTTACTGCTTCTAAAACTTGTGGGTCATCTGGGGTTGTGATTTCATTTGTGACGGGGTTCAAGATGTTCCCTTTTTTGTCTTGTTTGACATGACACATATAAATGAAATATGAATCGTAAGTATCATCTTTGATTTGACCTTTTAAGACTTTTTGTAGAGTTTGTATGCGTTGCGCTAAAAAGCCATTTGGAACATCGCCAGCTGTCGAAATGCCAATTAAAAGTTTGTTTCTGTATGCTTTCATAGCATTTTTCATCAGTGTGTACTTCTTAGCGCCTGCTCGTTTCCAGCTGTGAATTTCATCTAGTATAAGTCCATTACAATTCAATGAATCTAGCTTATCTTCCTGATTCGCAATAGCAAACAGTTCGATCGAGCCATCGCCAAAATCTGCAAAGATTGAGTGTTCTTGATTGTTGTCACGAATACGCAACTTCTTCAAGTCTTTTTTTAGCGGTGATACATTCTTTTCTAAAAAGCCGAATGATTCTTGCGTTTGTTTCAGTGAGTTAGCTACTATGTAAATTTTAGAGCCACTTTTGCGATCTAAGATACCTTTTGCCCAACTAAGACTTGAAGCAAAGGCGGTATTATGTGTCACAGTATAATCTCTACCTGCTAAGTAAAGATGTGTATCATTATCAATAGCTATACATTTTGATGGTTCGTTATCAATTCTTTTAATATTTATTATGCTCTTTGCAAAACTCCTGTTAGACAGTGATCGTTGCCTATCAAATTTTCTCTTCAATCTAAATACAGGTATTGATTTATCTGCATAAAAATAGACTGTATCAACTAAGCCACAGTCCTTTCCATTGCAATATGCTCTTTTTTGATGTATAGATGCTTTTATACCTAAGCTCTGTAATAATTCTTTTAAAGCTGGTGCTATTCCATTTTGCTTTTGTGTAAATGAACATTGACCAGTTGTTGAGCATGTTCCGTCCGTGTCCATCAAACCTTGTACTAATGCTAATCTCTGTTCAATAGATCCTTCTAAATACATTTTTGGTACATGTTTATTTTTAAATACATTAATTGCTCTAAGTTTATCGCGTAATTGATTAGTTCCACATCCGCCTTGAGCTATCTTATCTAAATAAATTCCACCACATCTATTTTTATATTTAATCCAATCGCATGTGTGACCTTCATTTTCTAAATTGTTAATCATCTCATTTTTATCATTATCACAACATGCGATAATTGTCTTATCAGAACTACCGTCGCCAAGCCAAACCCCGAGTGTGTACGGATCGACTGGCAAATCTTTTTCAGGATATTCGACAGGTTTGTTTAAAGGGACTCTATATTTATATTCTTTTCCTTTTCTGTCTTTTCTAACTTTGACAAAATCTTCAAACATCTCTTTTGTAGTTGTATCAAACCAACCCTTTGTTTTTCTTAGATTTAATTTTGGAGTACCACTGTTGCCTTTAGTACCTTTCAGAGAGCGTTTAGATGTTCTTCTACTATCTTTTGTCTGAACTGTCCAAATATGATCTTCGCTAGCTTTTATAATCGCACCATCTTCAAACTCAACTTCATACATCGGTTTATCAAATATTTCTGATTCAGCAATTATAGTAGAAGGCTTTCCATCTTGTCCAAAAACGATGTCACCTTTATGCAAATCTCCCATAGTCACCCAACCGTTTGGGGTTGGTATTTCTGTATCTAAACTCAGTGCTTTACCTTGCTTGCGTGGGAGAAAGATCAATGCTTCATTAAATCTACGAATTTTTGAACCTTTTTCAAAGAACCCAAATAAATTCACAATGATGAATTTTTGAAATGGCATTAGCTTCAAAGGTGTGTGTGCTAAATCATTGCCGTTTAAGTCTTGACCTTGGACATGCGTGATTGTGCCTTCGATTAAGCCTATGATAAAGTCGAATTGTTCTTGCTTAAAATCCCATTTATCAGATTTAAGATCATCTAAGAATCTTTGAGCTGATAAGATTTCATCTTCATATGCAATGCGTTTTTTGCTAACTAAATCTTCTGCATATTTGATTGCAACTTTAAAATTGTCGGAAGTGATATGTGATAAGTCCATATCAATCAACTCCAGAACTATTTATAAATTTTGCAAATGCAGATGGTTCATTATCAGTTTTATTATCACTGTCTTTTAATGATTTTGGATTAAGTAGTAAACGATCTTCATATGTCGTTAAGTCTTTCCTTAAGTTTTCTAGCGTTGCTACAATCGGACTTTTTTTTACACCACTTGCGCCAGTCGCAACTTCGACAATAAAATCAGATTCTTCAAATCGTCTATACAATAAATTGTATTGCCAAACTGTTTCGGCATAGCGTGAAATGATAGGTGAAAACTGGACTTTGTAAGTACCCAACTCTTTCATGTTTTTAACAGTTCTGCGCTTAATAGTTTCGACTGTTGGTATGTTTTTCAAGTCAATTTTCATCTACTTTCTTTCAAAAATTTATTCTCATAGCCTGTACACTTGGAAATGATCCCCTTGCTCGGTCTCCCTTAATATACAATATATTATTTAGAGAGGGCGGGGATATTGTTGTCATATCAACCTTTTCGGCTATTATGTATTATTAATTATATTTTTTCAATTATCATATATTATTTCATTTTAGAAATATATTGTATATTACTTTTGTTATACAAGATATTATATTGTATATTCTATATCTTGTCGAGATACTTCTGATATACATTCAACTGTTTCATCTTCTCGACTACAATCTCATCGACACATTCGATATGCTCAGCGTAATAATTAACGAACTCACTAGCTCGTTTCTGTTGCCAATATAATCCCAACTTCGTCACTGTGTCTGCAGTCCTATTATGCATCTTGTTATGATTACCATTGCATAAGCTAATCAAGTTCCAATCTTCAAAAGCCAATTCTGGATAATACTCTATCTCATATATGTGATGTACCATCTCTGCAGACTTAGCTTTGCCATATCTTTTCGCTTCTCTGCATTCATATCCGTCTCTTCTCAACACTCTCCGTTGTTTATGTTGCCATTTGTTCGATAAGTAAAACTCTTTATTATTTGTTAATCTCATATAATCATTATCCTTTTGTATTAATACATTAATACAGTTTAAACGCAAAATAAAAAGAGTATGCAATCGCACACTCTCCAACAACACATCGCAAAGGTATCATCTATATTATATACTACGCTTATCATTAAAATTAAATATGAACGGCTTTTATATCTAGCGACACAATTATCTTATCTTTTAAATTATATTGTTCTTCTAATATCTCAATAGCATGTTTATAGCTATATGCTCCAAATGGTTTAGGATGTGTAGTCTCTAATTTTCCTTCTCTATCTTTGTAAACGACTGTTACATCATACTCGTCTGCTGCATCTTTTATTTCTTTATTCTTGCTTGTTGTTAAATGATACTTTCTCATCTTCTCATCTCCTTTACAAAAATAAGAGCATGCTTCTGCACACTCTCACTATTGATATCGCAAAACTATTATATCATGTATTTATTTAAATAGTCTATATACTTTAGTAACATCTTAACTACGAATACAATCACTTTATTCACAACATTGTAACTTCTTCATATTCACTGTTGTAAGCAATATCTTCTAATATCTTCATTCTCACTTCTTTCAGTGCTTCAACTTTTAAATTAGCTTTCTTTATTGCTTCATCATCTTTCGCAACATCAAAAAACTTATTAGCTAAATATGCCGCTGCGATTGCTGTATTAGTTTCTTTTATTTGTTCATCTATATACTTTAAAGCTTCACGCATCATGCACACCTCAACAAATTATTTAATTGGTCTCTTTCTTCATAAACTGCATTAATTAATTTATATGCTTGCTTTCGTCCGTCATTATTTCTAAAGTTCATCAACGCTAACTCTTTTTCATAATCACCAAATATTTCGTAATACAAATATCTCAGTTCACTATCATACAAATTCAACAGCAACTTAAACAACTGCACTTCATTACTATTTTCTTGCTCAACATACTTTATAACTCTATCAATCAATTCTAACTTATCATTAATCTCTTTTTCTGCTTCAGTAACGACTTCATCAATATACAAATGCCTCTTCTTCTCTATCGCTCTAATTGTCCTATTAAAACGATTGTTAAAAGTCTGCTTCGTCAGTTCAAAGTTTTTTCTAGTTGCTTTAGTACCCAAATTTAAAACTGACTTGCAAAACACAGCTTGTGATTTAGTAAAATGCTTTTCTAAAATATCAATTGCATATGCTTTATTTACTGTCTCGTTATTAGTATACACATAGCCGTTTTCGACTGGATACTCATCCCAGCTTTCTATTTGATTTGCTTTAACATCATCAAACTCAACTTGCCGTTGTATCCATTCTTTTTTCTTTCCATACCTAAATTTGCCCGTTTCACTAACGAACTCATCGCTTGTCATAGTATAAGCTTTTTGATAACAATACTTTTCAATCTTTTCATAGTCATCAGTCAAACTGTGATTACGATTATATATTTCTAAGCTCTCCCAAAAATTCGAGATTAGAGAATCTTTTGATGGGTTACTTTCAATGCCATTTGTTTTTACAGCATACTTACCAAATTTTTTATTTAACTTGTTTGCGTAGACATCTAACCAATGCGATTCTAACAACTTTTCAATTATTTCATTTTTTAGTTCTGTTTCTTTTTTCATTTTTGCACTCTTTTCTGATTTATTAAAAGAATGCCCCTTATTTTTATTGTTATATGCTACATAAAAACATATGTAAATTTGTTTGACATCAAACTATATTCTTCAATTTCATTTATTCGTTTTACAAAACGATTAAGCTCGTTGTCTTCGTCATTAACATCTATCGCTTTATCATCACTTAACTGTTGTTGTATATAGTTGCATCTAAAAAATGGTAGTCCGTTTTCAATTGTGTTTGCTTCACACTCTTCATTTTTATAATACAGCGCAACATGTTCTTGAAAATCTCGTCTAAATTTTACTGATTGTTTGTTAATTTTAAAACCGCTATAACTTCCCTTTTTTGTCATTTTTTCTCTGCTATAGTCTGTGTCTTTTGTGATATGTATTAACCACATTTTATTATCTTTAAAAGCTACTATATCAACGCCCATGATCCAGTCCAAATATTTGTCTGCGATTACTTCATATCCCATTTTTTCTAATTGTGCTTGCGTGACTAATTCAATTATTGCTGACTTGTAAGCTCTATCCGCTCGCCATTTTATGCAATTGTTTATAAAGTCATCGCCAACTTCAAACATAAAAGGATCATTAGTTTTTATTTTTCGTCTATACAATTTGATATATTCTTCAACATAAAAATCTTGATTTGGCACTTCGTTATATTTCTCTAACATATTGTCAAATAAATACATTGCTTCAAAACACTTATACATATTTTCAATATTAGCTTTTGCACATGTTTGCTGTACTGACCAATTTCCATCATTTTTAAATACTCGTTCTTTAATTTCTTCGTTTTTTACTAGTTCTATTGCTTGTTTTTGATACTCTTGCATTTTGCACCTCTGCTATTTTTTTAAACAGAAGATGCCCCTTATTTTTTTTATCTCATTCTATTTTTAAGTTCGTCCATTTCGACTTTTAACTCATTTATTTGCTTTTGCATATTTTGAAATTGTTCATTTAATTGATTGTCTTGTTGTTTATCTTCTTCTTTTCGTTTTTTGATATCTGCATCTAACTTAGCTTGTTCTGTTTTAACATATTCTAACAATTCTTCTTTATTCATTTCGCTATCTCCTTTTCAATTTTAGACAACCGTTCATCAATTTGTTTTTGTATGTCTATTATCTCAACAATTCCCTCTTTCATAATTCGCAAGTTTTCAACTCTTTGTTTAACTAATTCATTATGTTCAATGATTAATTGATCTTCTTTGAATTTTTTAACTTTGTTCATCTTTTACACTCCTAAAATTTTCCTATTTAATGCTTCGACTTGATCGTTATAATTCTTTGTCATTGCATCATACTCTTTAAAATCAGCTTTCCCAAAACCAATTTTTTCGTCCAATTTTGTCATTAGTTTAAAATATGTTCTTTCTTCATAATTTTGATACGGAACAATTTTTGATATTTGTATTGTTTCTAACTTTTTCAACTCTGCATCTTTTCTCATTCTTCCTTTTGCATCATAAAACTCACGATTCACAAATTTTTGATGTCTATGCTGTTTAAACTCTTCAATAAATTGACTTTGCAATTGTTCTCTTTCGTCATCGTCTAATAGTTTAGCTTTAACATTGTCAAACTTTAGCTCAACTTCTAACCAAATTTGATTTGATTCAAGATTTTCACTAATCCACTCGTTCAATTTCATCTTCACTTCAAAGGGCAGATTATACATATTAACATTTTCAACATTGTATTGTTTTTTTATACTAGTTCTGTAATTGTTATAGCTTTGTAGTAAATCATTTTCTATTAAACTTGCTTCAATTTCTTCTTCACTATTTTCTTCATCTTCGTCACGGTCAACTAATTTATTGTCACGATACCAATTTTCATAACTTGTAATTTTTAACTGCTTAATACAAAATGCAAAAATATCTTTAAAATCATTTGAAATATCAAACTTGTAATAGTCAATAAATGCTTGCGACACATCTTCATCTTCATTGTTATTTAGCATATATAACTCTTTCAATCTGCTAATGATCCCTGCACTTTTAAGCCACTTTTGTCTTGTCATACTATTATGTTTAATGTCATCTAGTTGTTGATAAGCGACATAATCACTAAACAGTTTAACAGCAGTTAATTTATAATTTGCTATGTTGTTATAACCTTTTTTATAAATACCTTTTTCAACCATTTGTAAATCTGTTAATTGTTCATCACGCTTATCATCAATAATGAAATGTGCTTTGTTGTATCTGTTGCCTTTGACATATTCTACTTTTTGAAAGTGCCGTTTCAATTCATTTGTTAAAGCTTTTTTTGTTTTAGTTTGTAGTTTGTTATTTTGCTCAAACTCTTTTATCCAATTTTCTTTAATAAAAATTTTAAATTGGGGTTCATGAAAGAGCTGTTCTAATTCTACTTTCATTTTTTAGACTCCTTTGAGATTACATGTTCCTTCTACTTTTTGTAGTTAGATAATACTTCTTTTAATTCGCTTGTCATTTCATAAAGCGAGAACAATCGATCATCATTTCTATTTTTTGCTAAAGTGATATAATCAAACCCATTACTTTTTAAATGTCTTGAACATTTTGCATCATAACAATAAAAATACTTACTTTTATCTACTTTCATTTTTTAGACTCCTTTTTAACTTTTTGACTATGTGATAAAGATAAGGGTTACCACCCCTTGCCTAGCGGCAATTCCTAGGTATTTACCTGACTTGCTAATCGCAAGATCGGTAAATTACAGTAACAATAATTAAATTTTTCTATGGTGTACCTTGGTTGCCTATATATTATATAAGTATATATACTGTACCGAGGTACACCATAGAACTAAAAAAATAAACTCATTTTATTTCTTATATATAAATTATAACATAAGATTTATATTCTGTCAATAGTTATTAATTTATGAAATATATCATTAGTTTGAGTGACTGCTTGCAGTCGCCAAACATCAGTGAATTGGCAGCTTCAGCTGACAAGGGGATGATAATCCCTAATCTCTTATATAATATATTATAACATAAGGTTTATATCCTGTCAATAGTTGTTTGTAATATACTGTAACGCTAAAGTAATATTAAGTAACCCTTTTGTTACATATTTGTAATATTAATAAATTTCATTTAAATGATAAATTTTAATAGTGTCAATGTAGATACCCGTCACGAACGGCGCCAGCCGTAAGTAGGGTATCCTATATGTATTCTTCTTTCTTAATATGTATTTCTTTCTTAAATAGTCTTTCTTTCTTACTGTCCCTCCCTGAGTAATATTTACTCAAAATGGTCTAAAGCTTGCGACCTGTTTGAGTAATATTTACTCAAAATGGATTTAACTTAATTCCTTTCTGAGTAATATTTACTCAAATTGGATTTAAGTGACTATTTACATCTTTCCTGTTTGAGTAATATTTACTCAAATTGGATTTAAGTTCTCTGCGCTATACCGCATCAATCCACTTTAAAAAAATAGCTATATAGCTAAAATTACACATAAAAAAAGACCTTTAGCATTTCTGCTAAAAGCCTTAAAATCAAGGGGTTCCTTCTTTGAATATATCCATTATATCATATTTTTGTTGTTGTGTCAATAGTTGTTTCTGTCGATACCACTCTCTGTCAAAATCGCATCAAATTCTTCTCTGCTAATCTCAACTTCTTGATCTGCATCTTCAAGCATTAATTGTTTTATTGTATTGTCTTCTATTATATAAATAAAACTATCTTCAAAATCTAAATCACTTGCTGTTACCGTTTGATCTAGCGTTAGTGATATGTCGTCTATTTTTAATACTTGTGCAAGTTCTTTATAATCTTCTTCTTCACTGTTTATTAATATGCTGATCAAGTCTTCTTTAATGTCTACTGTCGCATTTGCGTTAGCGTTTAAATACTTCTTTAAAGCATCTAGTAAAGCTACTTCATCTTTTTCAGTGCTAGAGATTAAAAATAGTTCTTGTCCAAAAATTGCGTTGTCGATTGATAAGTTATTAGTTGCTTTGATTACTTTTGTGTATGTCATTTTAATATCTCCCTTTTTTTAACATGGTTAACGGTGACTTGTTTCTAGTGTTTTTTATGATTTGTGCTGTGTCCATTGATCTTAAATAAATCTCTGTAATTTTTGTGTTAGAGTGTCCTAAGATTTTTGATACTGTGTAAGTGTCGTTATATTCCAACAATTTTTGCGCTGCGTAATGTCTAAAAGTATGAGGACTAGCCCTAATCTCAGAACGAACATTGGCACGCTTAGCAGCTTTTAAAACTATTGTATTTACAGTATTCTTTCTAATTTGTCTACCGCCATTGCCGTTAATTAGCAAGTGTTCAGTATCATGTTCTCTATCGTTGAAACATTTTTCTTTTGCTCTGATATATCTGAAATATTGATTAACAACAGTAGCAGACATATACAACATGCGTTGCTTGCCACCTTTACCATTTCTCACAAAAAGTTGATCTTTATTTATATCAACATTTAAAATATTGATTAACTCATTACATCTAAGTCCCGTGTCTGCTAGCAACATAATAATAAATTTATCTCTAACTATATTAAAAGTAGTAGAATTAATTGTTTTATTCATTTTCTGTTTTTTTAAACTATCAAAACTATTGATCATTTTGTAAACTTCAGCATCGTTAAAAGTTCTGATTAATTTTTTTTGCTCTTTGAATCGTTTGATTTTGCGTAAAGGATTATCAATTTCGTCAATATACTCGGCAGTTACTGCGTAATCAAACATTAATTTTAGTGTCTTGATTCTTAAATTTATAGTTGATGTTTGAACTCCACCTTTCTTGTAATCTAGAAATAGTTTTTTAAGTTTTATTGTAGTTAAATCATTTAATGTTACATTGTCATCATACATTTTCTTAATTTCTTTTATGTTAAATGTATTTGCTTTCTTGTAGCTTTGAATTGTCTGTTTACTTAAACCTCTTGTCTCACAGTCAAAGATATATTCGTCCAACAACAT